ATGTTCAAAGACAGATTGAAAAAAGCCATGAAAGACCTGAAACTGAATCAGGTTCAGGTCTCCGGGATGACCGGCAGATCCAGAGCATCCATTTGTCAATATCTGGCCGGTGCTCAAGTGCCGCCCGATTCCGTGCAGCGCAACATGGCTGCGGCCCTTGGGCTGGATGCCGAATACTTTACCGCGCCGGATGCGCCCCAGCACACCGATCCTGTCCCCAAACGACACGGCGGCATCCGGCAGCTGAGCCTTAAACAGGCTTCCGCCCTGCTTGGCGTTGACAAGGAAACGGTCGGCAAGGGCTTGCAGCAGGGCGTATTCCCGTGGGGGTACGGAGTCAAGACATCTGCAAACCGCTGGAGGTACATCATCAACGCAGACCGCTTTTCACAGATCGAAGGCGTTGAAATCGAGGAAGGAGAATCCACATGAGCAAACAGTACACCCTTGCATCCGAGCGGGCCGACGCACCCACCGGATGCGCATACGTGGCACCGACGTTCTGGAACAAGTGGTTCCGCTGGGATGGAAGCCGGGCATCCGGCTGCTACCAGCTGGGCGGGCAGGTCAAGGACGAAAACCACACCGGCCTGCAGATTTTTGCAGATGGCGAATGGCACCCGGTCATTGGATGGACATTGGACAGCTGCGGCCCCGCAACTGACTATCAGGAGGTAGGAGCATGAAAATCAACCCGAACGCTCAGTTGAAAATCCAGCTAGGATCGGATGGCAACCCCAAAATTTACGCCTGCGGCACACAGATGGAACAAGTGGCTCTTTGCACCGCATTGGTCGCGGGAATCTGTATGGACAGCAAAGACCCAGCAGAGACAATCATCAACATCATGACAGCTGCCGCCGATCTTATGGACAGAATGGAGGAAACCCACCAATGAAGATCAAATCCGGCGTGTGGTACTGGCTGGCCGTGGCCAGCGGGGCCGTGGGCCTGCTGTACGGCATGGGGCTGGAGGGCAGCTTTCAGACCGGCGGCACCGTCTCGGACGGCGCGTTCATCACGGCCATGGTGCTGATCCTGCTGGCGGTGTTCTTTGCCCGGCTGGGCTTTGCCGCCCATGATCGGGAGCAGCAGGAGCGCCGCAAGGTGCACCGGCAGCCCCGGAACACCGTGAAGAGCGGAAGGAAGGCGGGCTGACACCACCCATGAATAAAGGAAAGCACTTTACCCGCGTTTGTTTGGACTGCGGCAAGGTGATGGAAAATGTTGCTGGCAACCTGCGCTTTTGCGCTTCCTGCCGCAGAGAGCGCCACAACCAATATTGCAGGGATTATAGGGCGCGTAATGAAAACGCTGCCAGCGTCATGTGGTACACCGTCTGGGATGCCAAAACCGGCGATCTGCTGGCATCCGGCACGTCCGAGATGTGTGCCCGGCGGCTGGGCTACAAGAGCGCGAACAGCTTTGCGTCTGCCGTCAGCCATGGGCTCAGCGGCAGCCATCGAACTTACAAGTACACATTTGCGCGGGAACGTATCGACCGCAGCGAGGTGGACAGCCTGCCGCCGGTACGCACTATACGAAAAAAGCCCGCCGGTGCGCCAACACCGACGAGCTGCAAGGGATGATGAGTTTGAACGACTTCATCACCCCGATGATATCACAAAATCGGAGGTTTTACAATGAAAGGAATTTTGATTGAACCGGGCAAAGAGCCGGTAGTCACCACCCTGCCGGACACGCTGCAGGGCATCGAAGCACTGCTGCGGTGCCCCTGTGAGCAGAAAGTCCTGCCACGCACCCCGGCAGTGCTGGTGTACGGCATCATGGGCAGAGACCTGAACCGTATCTATCGCGGCCAGCATATCTACGGACCCATCCTCTGCTATGGCTGGAAGGGCAACAACATCCAGCCCATGAGCAAGGATGTGCAGGCCGAGATGCTGGACCGCCTCAAGGACACGGAGGTGCGGGTATGATCATCAGCCAGAACAGCAACGATGTTTACTACGCCTATACCCGTGGGCGCTTCTGGCGCTGGGACGAATCCGCACGGGTCTGGAAGGAAAGCCATCTGCTGACCCAGAAGTTCGGCAAAGCCAAGGCCGCTGAAAAATATCTGACCCCGGAAGCGTTTCTGACCAGCGACGAGTTCATCCCCATGGACGACTACGAGCTCCCGGAGCAGATGCTGACGGCCCTCAGGGAGGCCAAGCCCTGCAAGAACGCCCCCATTGAACCGGTGGAAGAACACCCTACCCCATCCGCGCAGTGTTCGGATGCTGCCACTGCTGCGGAAAACCAAACTGCGGCATCCCCGGCAGCACCGGAGGGGTCAAGCCCTACGACGGAACTGGCGACTGCTGCCGACGCACCCGGTGTTCCGGTCAGTGCAGACGAAAACGCGCCTGTGCCCTCGAGTACCGCTCCCACTTTTGACTTTGGTGCAGACGACCAGACCAACGCCCTGTTGTTGCAGGATGCGCAGACCTTCATCACCGGCAACATGGCCCGTATCATGGCCGCAAAGCACGCTCACGACCTAACCGCAAACCACTATCAGGGCAGCTGGGGCAAGTGGTGTGCCGCCGTCGGCATCAGCCGGGACACCGGTGACCGCATGGTGAGCGTTGCCGCACAGTGCGGCAACATCCAGCTGGAAGGCAAGTCCATTCTGGACGTGCAGCCCCTGAAACTGCTGTATGCTGCGGCCAAGCCCAGCACCCCGGAGGTGGTCAAGCAAGCCGTTTTTACCGGTGACATCACTACTTACAAAGAGTATCAGGAGCTTATGGCCCAGCTCAAGGCCGAGAAAGACCGTGCCGACGCTGCCGAGAAGTCCGCTCAGAACGCCCGCAAGGAAAATGCCTATTTCAAGGAGCTGGTGAAAAGCGCCGAAGCCCAGACCCATAAGGACGCGGAAAAGCGGGAAGAAGCAGAAAGCCGCTATGAATCCGCTCTTGCCGACATCAGCGGTCTGAAAGAGCAGAACGCCCAGCTACAGCAGAGCTACCACGATGCAGACGAGAGCCGTATTGCGGCCAACCTCCAGCGCCAGAAAGCCGAAGCGGAACGCGACAAGGCCGAAGCCCGTGCCAAGGATGCTGAGAACCAGCTTTCCGGCTCCCGGCAGGTGGCCGAAGCGGCCAAGCTCCGGGCGGATAAGCTGCAGGAAGAAAATGCGGCCCTGAAAAAGCAGCCCATCGCCGCTGTGGTGGATGAGGAAGAGGTAGACCGGCGGGCAGGCGAAAAAGCTTACGAGATTGCGGCCGGAATGACTGCAAACTATAAGGCACAGCAGGAACAGGATGCCCGCGATGCCTACGACAGCATCATTCTGGCCGGGCGCTCCATCACAAGCATCGTTCAGTCCGCCAAAATGCAGTTCCGCAAATTGCCGGATGACCAGAGGGAGACCGCAATCAACCAGTTCGTGCACACACTCGCATCCGCTCAAGGGGAGGTATCCGCATGTCTGTAAAGATCATGGCCTTAGAGGCCGAAAACGTCAAACGCATCAAGGCCGTTGCACTCACGCCGTCGCCCACCGGGCTCACCCTCGTGGGTGGCAACAACAATCAGGGCAAGACCAGCGTGCTGGACGCGCTGGCGTGGGCCCTCGGCGGCGACCGCTTCCGCCCGGACGCCGCCCAGCGGGACGGGGCCGTGGCTCCCGCCCACCTCAAGGTCAAGCTCTCCAACGGCGTGGTGGTGGAACGCAAGGGCAAGAACAGCACCCTGACCGTCACCGACCCCACCGGACGGCGCAGCGGCCAGCAGCTGCTCAACGCCTTCATCGAGCCGCTGGCGCTGGATCTGCCCCGCTTCATGGAAGCATCCGACAAGGAGAAAGCCGACATCCTGCTCCGGATCATCGGCATCGGCACCGAACTGCACACCCGGGATCTTGAGATCAAGGCCCTGTACGACAAGCGCACCTTCACCGGCCAGCTGGCCGCGCAGAAAAAACACTTTGCCGAGGAGCTGATCTCCTACCCGGATGCACCGGAGGAGCCGGTCAGCGCCTCCGACCTCATCCGCCAGCAGCAGGAAATCCTGGCCCGCAACGGCGAGAATCAGCGGCTGCGCCAAAATCTTGCCGGGCTGGAAGAGAAAGCCCGTGTGCTGGCAGATCGCCGCACGCAGCTGGAACAAACCCTTGCGCTGCTGGTGAAGGAGCAGACCGAAGTAAACGAATTGCTTTACACAGCACGGAAGTCAGCCGAGAACCTGCAGGACGAATCCACCGCCGAACTGGAAGCTTCCATCCGGGACATTGAGGAGATCAACCAGAAGGTGCGGGCCAATCTGGAAAAATCCCGGGCCGAGGACGAAGCCGCCCAGTATGACAGTGAATATAAGCGCCTGACCGAAGCTATCACGCAGAAGCGTGCCGACCGTATGGCCCTGCTGAACGGTGCTGACCTGCCCCTGCCGGGCCTTGGCGTAGAGGACGGTGCCCTTACCTATAAAGGCAAGCACTGGCGGGATATGTCCGGCAGCGACCAGCTGCGGGTGGCCGCTGCCATCGTCCGCCGCCTGAACCCGGACTGCGGTTTCGTGCTGCTGGACAAGCTGGAACAGATGGACATGACCACCCTGCAGGAGTTTTCCGCATGGCTGGAAGCAGAACACCTGCAGGCCATTGCCACCCGGGTCTCCACCGGCAGCGAGTGCCAGATCATCATTGAAGACGGCATGGTGAAGGATGCCGAAACCTCCCTGCCGCCCGTCACCGAAAAGCCCCAGCAGAAAAGCTGGACGAAAGGAGCGTTCTAAATGAGCAAATATGCAGTTACCACCGGCATCCAGAATGCGCCGGTCAAGACCGTGCTGTACGGGCCCGAGGGCATCGGCAAAAGCACCTTTGCCTCTTACTTTCCGGACCCCGTATTCATCGACACCGAGGGCGGCACCAAGCGGCTGAACGTCAAGCGCCTGCCCCAGCCCACCAGCTGGGCCATGCTGCTGGATGAGGTGGCCGAGGTACGCAAGGGCAGTGTCCCCTGCGGCACGCTGGTCATTGATACCGCCGACTGGGCTGAACGCCTGTGCATTCAGGCCGTGTGTGCCAAAGCCAAGGTGAACGGCATCGAAGATTTCGGCTACGGCAAGGGCTACACCTATGTTAAGGAAGAGTTCGGCAAGCTGCTGGACGCGCTGGAAGAGGTGCTGCAGGCCGGGCACAACGTGGTGGTGCTGGCCCATGCCGCTATTACCAAATTTGAGCAGCCGGATGCCGTGGGCAACTACGACCGCTGGAGCATGAAAACTTCCAAACAGGTGGCCCCGCTGCTGCGCGAGTGGTGCGATATGCTGCTGTTTGCCAACTACAAGACCGTTGTGGAAAAGGTGGGCGACGGCAAGAACGCCAAGAGCAAGGCCAGCGGCGGCAGGCGTGTACTGTACACCGCGCATCACCCCTGCTGGGATGCCAAAAACCGCTTTGACCTGCCGGAAGAAGTACCCTTTGACTATGCCAGCATTGCCGCCTGCATCCCCGGCGCAATGTCTGCACAGGCACCGAAACCGGAACCGCAGCCGCGTTCCCAGCCGGAAGCCGACATCCTGCCCAGCCCGCAGCAGGAAGCAAAGCCGGTGGCTCAGCCGCAGCCCGCACCGCTGCAGGAAAGCTCTGAGAAAAATGTTCTGCTCAGTCTGGGCGTGCCCGAAAAGCTGGCCGCTCTGATGAGCGCCAACAAGGTCAGCTGTGAAGAACTGCAGGGCGTTGTGGGCAAACGGGGCTATTTCCCGGAGGATATGCCCATCAAGGACTATCCGGCCGATTTCGTAGAGGGCTGTCTGATCGCCGCATGGCCGCAGGTGTTCCAGATGGTGCTGGATAACCGTGATATCCCGTTTTAAGGAGCAAACCCTCTCACCGGGCCCGTCCGCCTTGCGGCGGCGCAGCCCCGGAGCTCCCCCGAAGGGGGAGCCAAGAATCAAGGAATCATTATAAAGGAGATATATTATGAACGAAATGAACACCACCGACCGCGCCCTGAGCTGGGACGACGAATTTACCAACGAGCAGCAGGAGTTCGTGCTCCTGCCCGAGGGCGAGTATGCCTTTGAGGTCACCGGCATGGAGCGTGCCCGCTTTGAGGGCAGCGCAAAGCTCCCGCCCTGCTCCATGGCAAAGCTGACCCTGAAGATCTTCGGCGGGGCCAAGGGCGACACCACCGTCACCCACCGCCTGTACCTGCACACTAAAACGCAGGGCCTGCTGGGCGCTTTCTTCGAGAGCATCGGCCAGTGCAAGCGCGGCGAGACCTTCCGCCCCCGCTGGAACGAAGTGGTGGGTGCCCGGGGCTGGTGCCGTCTGGGCATCCGGGAGTACACCAAGCAGAGCGGCCCCAACGCGGGCAAGACCGGCCAGAGCAACGACGTGCAGCGCTTCCTGCCGCCGCCGGAACCCAAGGCCGCACCCTCTCAGGGCTGGACGCAGGGGGCATTCTGATGGGGCAGGAACTGAGACCCTACCAGCAGCAGGCCCGTGAACGCATCCACGCCGAGTGGGAGAACGGCCACACCCGCACCCTGTTGGTGCTGCCCACCGGCACCGGCAAGACCATCGTGTTTGCATCGGTAGCTGCCGATCAGGTGCGCGCCGGTGACCGGGTGCTCATTCTGGCGCATCGCGGTGAGCTGCTGGAACAGGCAGCGGACAAGCTGCAGCGCTCCACCGGCCTTGTCAGCGCGGTGGAAAAGGCAGATGCCACCTGTCTGAATACATGGTTCCGTGTGGTGGTGGGCAGCGTGCAGACCCTGCAGCGCACCGCCCGGCTGGAACGCTTTCCGCATGATTACTTTGGCACTATCATCATCGACGAGGCCCACCACGCCATTACCGACGGCTACCGCCGCATCCTCGACTACTTCGGCAGCGCCAAGGTGCTGGGCGTGACCGCCACGCCGGATCGCGGCGACATGCGCAATCTGGGCGAGGTGTTCGACAGCCTTGCCTTTGAGTATAAGCTGACCGATGCCATCAAAGAGGGCTATCTGTGCCGCATCATGGCCCAGACCATTCCGCTGAAGCTGGACATTTCTTCTGTCACCATGAGCGGCGGGGACTACGCCGTGGGAGACCTCGGCACTGCGCTTGACCCCTATCTGGAACAGATTGCCGCCGAGATGGCCCAGCGCTGCAAAGGCCGCAAAACGGTGGTGTTCCTACCCCTCATCAAGACCAGCCAGAAGTTCCGCGACCTGCTGAACTCCCATGGATTCCGTGCCGCCGAGGTCAACGGCCAGAGCACCGACCGCAAGGAAGTGCTGGCGGATTTCGATGCAGGCAAATACAACGTGCTGTGCAACTCCATGCTGCTCACCGAGGGCTGGGACTGCCCGTCTGTGGATTGCGTGGTGGTGCTGCGGCCCACCAAGGTGCGCAGCCTGTACAGCCAGATGGTAGGGCGCGGCACCCGGCTCTCCCCGGGCAAGAGCGATCTGCTTTTGCTGGATTTTTTGTGGATGACCGACAAACACGAGCTGTGCCGCCCGGCTGATCTGGTTTGTGAGGACCGCGCCGTGGCCCGGCAGATGACCGAAAATCTGGCCCAGACCGGATGCCCGGAGGACATCGAGAAAGCAGCCGTGCAGGCCAGCGAGGACGTGGTGGCCCAGCGGGAAGAAGCACTTGCAAAACAGCTGGAAGAACAGCGCCGCAAAAAAGCCCGTCTCGTGGACCCGCTGCAGTACGAGATGAGTATTCAGGCCGAGGACCTTGCCGGATATGTACCGGCCTTTGGCTGGGAAGCAGGCCCGCCCAGCGCTGAACAGACTGCTGCTCTTGAGAAAATGGGCATCCTGCCGGACGCTGTAGAATCTGCTGGTAAGGCTTCCCTGCTGCTGGACCGGTTGAACAAACGCCGCGCTGAAGGCTTGACCACACCCAAGCAGATCCGCGTGCTGGAACGTTACGGTTTCCAGAGCGTGGGCACGTGGAGCTTCGATGCAGCCAAACACATGATCGACCGCATTGCGGTGCAGGGCTGGCGCGGTGTGCCCAAGGGCGTGAATCCCAGAACCTATGTCCCGCCTGCGGAACCGCCCGCTGCGCCGGACAGTCCTTTTAACTTTGGATGGTAACGCGAATGGAACATGAAAATGAACTCAAGGAAGCATTGGACTTCGTATCCCCGTCCGCCCTGACCTATGACGAATGGCTCATGGTGGGCATGGCACTGAAGGATGCTGGTCTGCCCGTTACCATCTGGGAACAGTGGAGCACACGCGATGCGGGCCGCTATCATAAGGGCGAGTGCGTCAAGAAATGGGAAAGCTTTCACGGCGGCGGGGCCAGCCCCGTCACCGCCAGCAGCATTTTTCAGCTGGCCTACTCCCACGGATGGAGCGGCCCCGCAGGCCATGCGCTGGACTGGAACGATGATATTTCTGCCGGCACCGGCGCACAAACCGAGGGCCGTCTGGTAGACCCGCGCTGGGTGGAAGCCCACGAGCTGGCCCTGCCTGAACAGTGGGACCCTGTGGATCAGCTCAAACGCTACCTGCAGGCCCTGTTTGAGCCGGATGAATATGTGGCCTATGTGACCGAAAGCTTTATGGCCGCCGACCGCCGCCGACCTGCAAAAGGCAGCTGGACCCGCACCGCAGGGCAGCTCATCACCGAGCTGGATGCCTGCGGCGGTGACCTCGGCAAGGTGGTGGGCGACTGTGATCCTGAAGTAGGTGCATGGATCTGCTTCAACCCTGTGGACGGCACCGGACGCAAGGATGCCAATATTACTGCCTACCGCTACGCCCTCGTGGAGTGCGACAACATGGAGCTGGGCAAACAGCAGGCCATCATCAAGCAGCTGGAACTGCCCTGTGCGGCGCTGGTCTACTCTGGCGGCAAGAGCGTCCACGCCATCGTGAAGGTGGATGCCCCGGACTACGCCGAGTACCGCAGGCGTGTGGATTATCTCTATTCCGCCTGCCAGAAAAACGGCCTGACCATCGACCAGCAGAACCGCAATCCTTCCCGCCTTTCCCGGATGCCCGGCATCCTGCGCGGTGACAAACGGCAGGTGCTGCTGGAAACGAACATCGGGAAATCCTGCTGGGATGAGTGGCGGGACTGGCTGGAAGCGGAAACCGACGAGCTGCCCGAGACCGAGAGTCTGGCCGACGACTGGGAGAGCCTGCCCCCGCTGGCCGATGCCCTCATCACCGGGGTGCTGCGCAAGGGCCACAAGATGCTGCTGGCAGGCCCCAGCAAGGCGGGCAAGAGCTTTGCCCTCATCGAACTGTGCATCGCCATCGCCGAAGGCAGGCCGTGGCTGGGCCGGTTCTCCTGCGCACAGGGCAAGGTACTGTACATCAATCTGGAGCTGGACCGGGCCTCCTGCCTGCACCGCTTCAAGGACGTGTACACCGCCCTCGGCCTGCCCCCGCAGAACCTGCGAAACATCGACATCTGGAACCTGCGCGGCGCGTCCGTGCCCATGGACAAGCTGGCCCCAAAGCTCATCCGCCGGGCCCAGAAAAAAGGCTACACCGCCGTGATCCTCGACCCCATTTATAAGGTCATCACCGGCGACGAGAACTCTGCCGACCAGATGGCAAAGTTCTGCAACCAGTTCGACCTTGTGTGCCGCGCGCTGGACTGCGCTGTGATCTACTGCCATCACCACAGCAAAGGTGCCCAAGGCGGCAAGCGCAGCATGGACCGCGCATCCGGCTCCGGCGTGTTCGCCCGCGACCCGGATGCCATGCTGGACATGACCGAGCTGGTGCCCACCGATGCCATCCGGGAGCAGCTCCATAACAAAGCCGCCTGCCACGTAATCAAGGCCATGCTGGACAGGCGCGGCCATGGGGATGCCTACGGCCCGGACGATGTCCTGAGCCGCCACCGGATGCTGACCATCGCAAAGGAAAAACTGGGCCTTGCAGATCTGCGGGCCATCGATGCTGATGTCGCGGCTGCTGAGAAAAAGGCCGACGGCATGACCGCATGGCGCATCGAAGGCACCCTGCGCGAGTTCGCCCGCTTCGACCCGGTGAACCTCTGGTTCGACTACCCCGTGCACAAGCAGGACACCAGCCTGCTGGAGGACCTGCAGCCGGACAACGATTTCAAAACGCTGGGCAGCCGCGGTGCATCCAAGCGCTGGGGCGATAAAGGCAAGGTGACCAAGGACAAAAAGGCCGAACTGGACACCGCCTTTGAAGCCTGCATGATGGATGGCGAAGTTACCGTCTATGCGCTGGCTGAATACATGGATCTGAAGCCCCGCACCATCAAGACCCGGCTGAAGGACGACGGGCGTTTCTGGATCGACGGCGAAAAAGTCGGTCGCAAGGAACCCGGCAGCGCAGGCTAAACAAGCTGTAATAAGTTCAATTACAAGCTGTTGTAAAAATGCAGAAATAGCCGCTATTTTGCACGACACGAAAAACTGCAATTTTGCAGTTATAGCCGCTATGACTGCAGATTTTGCAGTGCAAAATAGCCTATATATAATAGCTAAAACTGCAACTGCAATTGTGATGGGGTCTCCCGAAGGATGGGGCGACCACAGCCCCCATCCATTCGGGGAACCCTCCCCATCACGTTGGCGCTAAAACCTGAAAAAAGAAAAACGAGGTGAACCCCATGTACATGCAATTCTTTCTCCCCATGCAGCCGCCCACCACTACCCACAATGCAAAACAGCTGCACGCCTACATGAAGGGCGGGCAGCCGCACGCGGTGCTCCACGACAGCCCGGAACTGAAACAGACCCGTGCCAAGCTCCACGCCCATCTGGCACCCCACGCGCCGGAAAAACCCATCCCCGCAGGCCGTCCGGTGCGGCTGCTGGTCAAGTGGTGCTTCCCTGCCGAGGGCCGCAAAAGCGGCAGCTGGCGCACCGCAAAGCCGGACACCGACAATCTGGAAAAGGCCCTCAAGGACGAAATGACCCGCCTGCACTTCTGGGCCGATGACGCGCAGGTGTGCAGCGAGATCGTAGAAAAATTCTGGTCGGACCCCTGCGGCGTGTTCGTCCGGGTGGAGGAACTGTAAATGACCTACGAAGAGAAAAAGGCATGGCTCTGGCGGTACCGGACGGCCAAGCGGTTTGAGCTGCTCAAACTTGACGAGCTGGCCACGCTGCAGACCGATGCCACCCACACCACCCAGCGCTTTTCCCCTGTGCCTGGCGGCAGCGGCGACGGACAGGCTCTGCCCCGCAGTGTGGAACGCATCGACGAGGCCCGCCGGGCCGCTGAGGCACAGTCTGCCGTGTGCGACGCCATCCGGGCCGAGATCATGGAGGTGTTCCGCCAGCTGGACGACGAGGTGGATTTCATGATCCTGTTCCGGCGGTACATCCTGCTGGAGGACTGGCCGGACATCGCGATCAACATCCGCAGTTCCCGCAGCCAGATGTTCCAGCGCCACAGCGCGGCCATAAAAAGACTGGATATCAAAAGTCCGGACTGAACCGGAGCGAACCGGACTTGATAATACTGTCAACCCCTGCTAAAATTTAAAATGCCGAAGCCCGCAGGAAAGACTTACTCCCTTCATCCCTGCGGGCTTTGTGCTGCCCGGCTGACACAGAGGATCACCTTTCCCGACCAACAGCCTGAATGTACCAGCCGGGCGTTTTTTTGAATATCCCGCCGTTCGGATCTTCCGGGCGGCTTTTTGATTTTACGGCAAGAGAGGTGGTGACGTGGCCAACGAAGAAAATCTCATCCCGTTCAACGAACGAACGGAGAGCGAACAGAGACAGATCGCCCAGAAGGGCGGCATTGCTTCCGGTGCGGCCCGCCGCCGCAAGCGCAGCATGAAAGAAGCCGCCGACTACTATCTCAGCCTGCCGGAGACCGACCGCCGCCGGGTGAATGCCCTGCTGCGGGATGAGGTGGACAATGAGGACATCGACAATCAGATGTCGGTGGTCATGGGCATTACTGAAGCCGCCAAGCGCGGTGATGCCCGTGCCGCCGGGGTGCTGCTGAAGATGCTAGGCGAGGAGACTGTGCAGGAGGACCCCGCCGCCGATGCACTGGAAGCTGCCCGCAAGCTGCTGGGAGGTGTGGACAGTGCCATTGACTGAGTTTCAGCAGGAGTTCCTTCGCAATTGCTCCCACCGCTGGAACGTCAAGACTGGGGCCACCCGCTCCGGCAAGACCTATCTGGACTGCGCCGTTACCATCCCCAAGCGCATCTGCGCGGCCCGGGACGAGGGCCTTTGCGTCATGCTGGGCAACACCCTCGGCACGCTGGAACGCAACGTGCTGGAGCCCATGCGGGCCCTCTGGGGTCCGGAGCTTGTGGGCGTGGTGCGCACCTCGGCGTCCGGCAACATCGTGCAGCTGTTTGGCCGCAAGGTGTACGTGCTGGGTGCCGACAACAAAAAGCACATTGCCCGCATTCAGGGCGCAGCCTTCGAGTACGCCTATGGGGACGAGATCACCACATGGGACGAAGGTGTATTTCAGATGCTGAAAAGCCGTCTGTCCTGTCCGCACAGCCATTTTGACGGCACCTGCAACCCGGATAACCCCCAGCACTGGTTCAAGCAGTTTCTGGACAGCGACGCGGACATCTACTGTCAGGCCTACACCATCGACGACAACCCCACTCTGCCGCCGGAGTTCGTGGCTCAGCTGAAAAAGGAGTACGCGGGCACGGTCTACTATAACCGCTTCATCCTCGGCCAGTGGGCTGCAGCGGGCGGCATCATCTACCGCCCTTTTGCAGACAGCATTGCCGCCGGGGATGGGCGTTTCCTCTGGCCTGCGGACAAACCCTGCCGCCCGTGGCGCATCCACATCGGGGTGGACTTCGGCGGCAACGACTCCCGGCACGCATTCGTGGCCACCGGTATCCTGCCGTATTACGCGGGGGTCGTGGGGCTGGCATCCGCCCGCATCGACCCGAAGAATCAGGATGCAGACTTCCTCGCCGCGCAGCTCATTGAGTTCTGCACCGCCGTGTTCGCACGGTATGGCGAGATCCACTATCTTTTCTGCGACAGCGCCGAACAGACGCTGATCAACCACATCCGCACCCGGCTGCGTGCCTCCCGCCTGAGCTGGCTGGCCGACCGGGTCAACAACTCCGCCAAGATCCAGATCATCGACCGCATCCGCCTGACGTCCATCCTGATGGGCGGCGGGCGCTTTTGGTATCTGCCGGAAGCCGCCACCCTGCGGGACGCCCTTGCCAGCGCCCTGTGGAGCCAGAAGCACCCCGGCGTGGATGAGCGTCTGGACGACGGCACCACCGACATTGACACCCTCGATGCCTTCGAGTACACCATCGAACGCGATTACAGGAGACTGACTGCAAGATGAACGTTGCCGCTTTTATTGAATACCTGAACAAAACCAAGGACCTGCAGATCGACGCCTCCTATTATGCCAAAATTGAAAAATGGCGGCAGTGGTGGCAGGGCTATGTACCCAGCGTGCATAATATCAAGATCACGCGGGAGGACGGCGAACACAAGCGCCGCCGGGCGTCCCTGCGGATGCCCAAGCGCGTGTGCGAGGACTGGGCAAATCTGCTGCTCAACGACAAGACCACCTTCCAGATCGGCGACGCAGCCACTGCCGCCTACCTGCTGGGCAGCGATGAGCAGCAGACCGGCGGTCTTTTGCGGCAGCTGCATTTCTGGGAGAACGCCAACAAGCTGGTGGAGAAAGCCTACTGGTCCGGCACCGGCGCTTTCGTGCTGAGCGTGGATGGCATCAAGGGCACAGACGGCCAGCTGGAAGCAGACCCGGATGCCCGCATCGTACTGGACTACGACCCTGCATCCTGCATCTTGCCCATCAGCGTGGAGCGCGGCGTCGTGACCGAAGCCGCATTTGTATCGGAATGTCTGATAGACGGCAGGACCTGCGCCTATCTGCAGACCCACACGGTCAGGGACGGCAGCCGCATCATCACCAACGAATGGTTTGAGATCGGTCAGGGGCAGGACGGTGCACCGGTGTTCACGCCGCGCAAAGCGCCTGTAGGTACGGTGACTGAATTGCAGCCGGAGGGCTCCCCGCCGTGGTTCAGCCTGTTTTCCCCTGCCGCCGAGAAGAACATCGACGGCGGTACGGGTCTGGGCATGGCCGTGTTCGCGGAAGCTCTGGACGCCGCGCAGGGCGTAGACCTTGCCTTTGACAATTACCGGCAGGACCTTTACCTTGGCGGCAAGAAGATCTTCTACGACCGCAGCCTGTGCAAGGTGGTGATCGGTGCCGATGGCCAGCCGCATTACATCCCGCCCGACGACATGAGCGCACAGCAGTTCTTCTCGCTGCCCGGCAAGGAAGCCAGTCTGGATGCCGCGCCGGAGTGGCACGAGTACAACCCGGATCTGCGCACCGAGGACAACCACCGGGCCGTGCAGGATATGCTGGATCTGTTCAGCTTCAAGTGCGGTCTGGGTTGTCACCGATACAGCTTTGAGCTGGGCAAGGTGGCCACTGCCACCGAGTACACCGGCAGCCGGCAGGATCTTGTGCAGAGCGCCAACAAGAACCAGATCCCCATTGAAACGGCGCTGATCGGCATTCTGCGGGCCATCCTGTGGGCGGCAAAGAACCTGCTGGGCGCACCGGTAGACCCGGAGACCAGCATTTCCGTCAACTGGGACGACAGTTACATCGTCAGTGAGCAGGAACGCACAAACCAGCTGCGGGAGGACGCCATTGCGGGCCTTGTGCCCCGCTGCCGCTACCTCGCCGCCCGGTACGGCCTGAGCGAAAAGGAAGCCCACGCATGGGCCGAGGAAGCCAAAGCGGACAGCCACACTGACGAAGCCCTCACCTTCGGGGGTGCCTGATGCTGCCGCCGAGCTATCTTGACCGGATGCCGGACGCCTTTGTGCAGCTCTGGCAGCAGGTCGAAGAGCAGATCCTGCAGGACGTGGCCCGGCGCATCGGCAAGATGGACGCCGTGACCCCTACCGCCAACTGGCAGTTGTGGCGCTACCAGCAGACCGAGGCGCTGCGCAACGACGTGGTGAAGCTGCTGGCGAAGTACACCGGCAAGAGCGAGGCCGCCATCCGCAGGCTGCTTTTGCAGGCCGCCACCGAAGCCATGGAGCGGGAGGACGCCATCTACTACCACTACGACATGGAGCCGACGCCCTTTGAAGAGAGCGCCGCCCTGAACAATTTGTTAGACGCCGGTGCCCGCCAGACCTGCGGCACATGGCAGAACCTCACCGCTACCACGGCAAACACCGTCACAGGGGCCTTTGAACGCACACTGGACGCTGCATGGCTCAAGGTGAGCACCGGTGCCTTCGACTACAAAACCGCCGTCAAACAGGCCGTGGACAGCCTTGCGGACGAGATGCCCATGGTCACCTATCCCAGCGGCCACACCGACAGCATCGAGGTGGCCGCACGGCGTGCCATCCTGACTGGCGTGAACCAGACAGCTGGCAAGCTGCAGGTGGCCCGCATGGACGAAATGGGCTGCGAATTTGTGGAGACGACCGCCCATGGCGGCGCGCGTCCTTCTCATGCAGAGTGGCAGGGACGGCGCTTTCACCGGGGCGGCGCGGTGGACTACAAGGGCAGGCACTACCCGGACTTTGAAGCCGCCACCGGCTATGATACCGGCGCAGGCCTTTGCGGCTGGAACTGCCGCCACACCTTTTTCGCGGTGTTCCCAGAACTTGGCGACCCGCCCCAATGGACGCAGGAGCAGCTGCGGGAGCTGAACGCCCGGAACATCGAGTGGAACGGCAAAAAGTACACCGCCTACGAGATCTCCCAGATGCAGCGCGCCCGGGAGCGGAACGTCCGCCGCTGGAAAAAGCGGTATCTGGCCGAGGACGCCGCCGGGCTGGACCCCACCGACAGCGCTGTGCGCCTGAAAGCGGCTCGCCAGAGCCTTGCAGAGTTTGCACAGGCCACCGGAGGCAGAGTGGACAGCGCCCGCACCAGCGTGCCGAAGTTCGGCAGGAGCGAAGCAAGCAGGGCGAATTGGGCAGCGAAGAAAAACTCCTCTGTTTATTCGAGCTTGAACATGGAGCCAAAACCTGTTACAATGCAGTCAATCGCAAATGTTAAGGCGTTCAGCTGTGACACACTGGATGCCGCCGGGCAGCAACAGCTGAAAAACGCCCACAAGCGCCTTCTCATGGTCGCTTCAAAGCAGCCGGAAAATGTTGAAGTGGGCAGGGTGTTCGACATCAAGATGAAGCCGCTGACGAAGGATATCATCGGCTTGCCGGATGGTCATTCTGTTCAGCTACCAAACCCGGATGTACCCTATATTGCGATTCATACCCATCCTGCATGCGGTAGCTTTTCAAATGGTGATCTGCGGCAATTTACGCGAAACGCAAATTTGAAGCTGCTTACTGCTCTTGGACATGATGGGCATATTTACGCAATCGAAAAGACTTCGACTTTTCAAGAAAGCTCCGCGAAACAGGCCATTCGGCAAATGGATTGCGCAATTGATGAATTGCTCAAGTCCACGCTGACGGATGAACAGGTTCTTGAAAAGGCAGAAGGGGTTATTTCGGACTGCATAAAGGAGTTGCAGAAAAATGGTGCCAAATTCTACGAATAAACCTTCTTATACAGAACAGGAAGTCAGGGAAATGCAGCGGGTTCTTCTGGAAACTCCTGTAGATCCGGCATATGATGATATTTGCAACTCATTTTACGATGGGTGGGACAGAACTGTACACCGTCAGATGTATGCTCGTGACTGCTACAGTATTTTGAAAGAACTTGGCAAGCTCCCGCCCGGCACCGAATAACCTTAACCACCATCCACCCGGACGGTGGTTTTCTTTTACCCATTTTTCAGGAGGTACACTATGGTTACTACGGTTCTTGTTGTTTTGATGATCCTTGCGCTGCTGGAGATCGTTCTGCTGAACGGTGCCCGGCTGTTTTTCATGATCGTATCTGCAATTCAGACAGCGCAGGACGATAAATACACGCCACACCCGCACCCCAAAAAGTAAGCTTTCATTCACGGAAATCCTCCATTTTAACCACTATGTGCCCAGAAAAAGGCTTCATAGTGGTTTTTTCATGCCGTTTTAGCTCATGTTGGCAGAGCACCGGACTTTTAATCCGGGGGTGGCGGGTTCAACTCCCGCAAGCGGCACCATGCGGCGGGCGGCGCGTACCCCGCCCAAGACCGGATAACTGACAGAGAACAGTGTAAAAAACTGAGGTCTCACACACGAAAGGAGTTTCCACCATGAAGCGTGAAGACGTGAAGAACAAGATCCCCGGCATCACCGATGAACAGCTGAGCTGGATCATGCAGGAGAACGGCGCAGACATCAACCGGGAGAAGTCTGCAGCCACCGCCCTGCAGACCCAGCTGGACAACGCAAACGCCCAGCTCAAGACCGCACAGGACGGCCTGAAAGCCTTTGACGGCGTGGATGTGGCAGGCCTGCAGGAGCAGGTCACAAAGCTGAAGGCCGACATGAAGGCGCAGGCCGAGGGCTTTGCCTTCGATAACGCCCTGAATGCCGCCATCATGAGCAAGAAGGGCCGCAGCGTTAAGGCAGTGCGGGCTTTGCTGGATCTGGACGCCCTGAAGGGCTCTGCCGACCGCAGCACCGACATTGGCAAGGCGCTGGACGAAGCCGCCAAAGCGAACCCGTGGGCCTTTGGCGATGTGCAGGACGGAGAAAAGAAGAACGCGGGCACCTACTCCACCGGTGCCGAACACGGCGACCCGATGCACGGCGAGGACGATGTGGACCCGGTGGAAGCGTCCTTCAAAGCCATGAACCCCAACATCAAAATTTAAGGAAAGGATGATTTTTCATGCCCCATATTGCAAGAGAGCGTTATTCTGAGCTGGTAGATGCAAAGCTGCGCGCCACCATCGTGAAGCGCGTCGGCGTCATCTGCAACAACCGTTACGAAGGCAGCCCCAAGGCCGGTGCCGTCAAGGTGCCTGTCCGCGACACCGAAGTGACGGTGGCCGACTACAACAAGAAGACCGGCACCGCCATGACCCACGGCGACACCAGTTTCCTGACCGTGAACATCGACAAGGACAAGGCTGTGAACGAGCTGATCGACGGCTTTGACGCCGAGAGCGTGCCCGGCCATCTGGTGGCCGACCGTCTGGACAGCGCCGGTTACTCGCTGGCCCTGCAGATGGAGACCGACGCTTCTGCCGAGCTGGTAACCGGCGGCACCGCCATGGACAGCACTGCTGCCCTGACCAAGGCCAACATCTATGACACCATCGTGGACGCCCGCACCAAGCTGTCCGAGACCCATGTTCCCACGGATGGCCGTTGGCTGCTGGTCTCCCCTGAGACCTATGCCCTGCTGCTGAAGAGCCCGGAGTTCATCAAGGCGTCTGCTCTGGGCGACGCCGTGGTGCAGACCGGCGCGGTGGGCCGTGTGGCAGGCTTTACCGTCTTTGAGGATACCACCCTCGGCGAGAAGGTGGACTTTATCGCGGGCCACCCCAACTGGTTCACCCGCATCGAGGAGTGGAGCGAGCCGGTTGCCGTCAATGACCTGAAGGGCAGCGGCACCTTCATCGGTGCTTGTGCTGTGCAGGGCCGCAAGATCTATGCCCACAAGGTCACCAAGGCCCAGACCGTCCTCGTTAAGAGCCATGCCTAAGGAGGTCTGACTGATGCTCTACTGCACCTATGACCAGTATGCGGCGGCGGGCGGCACGGTGCCGGAAACGGCGTTCGGTGTGCTGTGCAGCCGTGCTTCCCGCATAATCGATGCCGCCACCTTTGGCCGGGCAGAGAGCCACGCCGCCGGGTGCGAGGCCTGCAGGGCAGCGCTGGCAGATGCCTGCACGCAGATCATCGGACTGTTGGCCGCTACGTCTGCGGCGGGTGCTGTGCCGGGTGCTGCAAGCGTCTCCAACGACGGCTACAGCGTCACCTTTGGCAGCAATGCCAGTGTGACCGCCGCCGCCCGGCAGGAAGCCTATGAGATCATCCGCACGGCCCTCGGTGCTGACCCGCACGGCCTGCTGTATAGGGGGCTTGACTGATGCAGACTGCCGTGACCGTGGTAAACCTCATCCACGATGTGACCACCGAGACCGACAAGCCGGTGTGCTGGGTGTTCCCGGGGTGCAGCTGGCGGGAATGCCGCTCCACCTCTGGCTCCGGCACCGCCAAAGACCCGGAGCGCACCACCCACATCCGCATCCCGGCCAGCGTGTGCACGGCAGGCTATCTGCCCTACGCTCAGTGGACGGCTCTGCCTGCTGCCGAAAAGGCCAAGCACTGGACTCTGAAACGCGGCTGGAAGTTGGTGCAGGGCGCGGTGTCTGCCTTGACCGAAGCCGAGTACGCCAAACTCGAAAAAACGCACCAGTGCTGCACCGTGTCGGCTGTCTCGGACGACCGGGAACCGCTGCTGCCCCACTGGCACGTGGAAGGGAGCTGAGACTGTGAGCAAGCCCATTTTTGAACAGCCTGCCGGATATCGCTTCCGGGCAGACGGTGTGCAGATGTCTCTGGACTGGCAGACAAATTTCGGCGCAGAGAAAACCGCTGCTTTGCAGAAAGCACAGTTCGCCACCGCGCAGAAAGCCGCCGCTCTCATCGACCAGTACGTGCCCTTCGATACCGGCATATTGAAAAACAGCGTGAATCAAGCCAGCAAGTTTGACGAAGGCTTGCTGGTCTATAACACGCCTTATGCACGCAGGCAGTTCTATCTTCACCCTGAAGGCGAATGTCTGCACGGTGAAAATGGGCTGCGCGGCTCTTACTGGGGACAGCGTGCTTTGGCCGATTACGGTGAAGCCATTGCCTACATTGCCACACAGGCCGTCACCACATTCTGGGGAGGGATGGGTCACTTATGAGCGAAACCGTAAAGCCCACCATTGCCGCCCTGCGGGCATGGCTCAAGACCTGCCCGCTGATTGCCGACGAGCAGGAAGCCACCGGTGCAGCATTCCGCATTGCCGGACTGGAAGAAGAATCTACCGCCTTTTCCATCGAGGACAGCCCCGGTGATCCCATCATCACCAAGTACATCTCCGGCTGGGAAATGGCGAAGAATTACCTCTTCCTCAGCCGCCGGGAGTACAGCGAGATGGATGCCGTTAACATCCAGAACAGCGGCTTTTTCGAGCAGCTCACCGAGTGGGTCATGCGGCAGGACGCCCGGCACAACCTGCCCGACCTCTCGGCCTGCGGCGGGGGCAAGACCCCTACAGGCATTGCCGTGACAAACAGCGGCTACATCGTCACAAACAGCGCGGGCAGCTGTAAGATGCAGCTGCAAATGCGCCTGACCTACTACATGCCAAAATGAAAGGAGTTTTGATATGACCGTATCCGAAGCCATTGCCAAGTCCGGCATCACGCCCAGCGCGTCGTATACCGGCATTGAGACGGCGAACGATTTTGTGCTGGCGTTCCAGATCGAGAGCACCCAGACCAAGGAAAGCCAGTGGATCGTCTGCGCCGACCATGTGAAGGAGCATTCCGGCTCCCTGAACGCCACCACCGAGGATGCTCAGTACATCCGTACCGGCAACGTCACCGAAAAGACCGGCACCCAGCGCACCCTTACCGTCAACGGCGACCGCTGCGTGGGCGATGATTTTCAGGATTTTGTGCTGAGCCACAAGATCGTGTACGGTACCGGCAGCGATATCATCGTGCCGTACATCTATTTCAGCCTGCGCACCGGCAAGGGCGAAAAGGGCCGCGCTGCCATCATCGTCACCAGCGACGTAGGCGGTGCAGCCGGTTCCAAGGCCACCTTTGCCTGCGACGTGAAGGCCATCGGCACGCCAGACGAGTTTGACTACAACCCCGCCACCCAGTCCGCTGAGCCTGCCAAGGCCGTCAAGGGCTGATTTTTTCAAACACAGTCCCCGCTCCACACCGGAACGGGGATTTTTTATGCCGTGAACAAAGCTTATTTCTCCGGGGCAGAACCGGGGCACGGCTCAACTGAAAGGAGCCAAACATGGTTATTTGTGGACAGAATTTCGATTTCTCGGTGCTGAACGCCAACGATCTTGACCGTTTTGAGGACGCGCAGGAGAAGATGCAGGCCCGGAATGCAGCCCAAACCGAACGCTTCCATCGCGGCGGCATCCGTCTGGGCGACCACGTGCGTGCACAGGCCCGCATTGCGATGGACTGCATCGACGAGATCCTCGGTGCAGGCTCGTCCGCCCGTCTGGGGCTGGATGAAAACAACATGGCCCCCATCTATGACGTGATCGAGGAACTGGGCAATGCCTTCGCCGCCGAGAAACAGCGCTATGCCGCAAAGCCTGCCCAGCCTATGAACCGCGAACAGCGCCGGGCACAGGCCAAAAAGAACAGGCACAAGCCGCCCGTGAGCTATCCCGCACCTCCTGCCGCTCAGATGGTGGAGCGGGTGGACAATGCCGCCCGCCGCAAGCAGTTGCTGGCTGAACTGGCGGCGCTGGAAAATGGCTGATCTGCTGACGGCACATCTGCCGGATAGCTGGCACGGCAGGCGCATCGACCCGGATTTCCGGCACATGGTGCGGCTCTCCAACGCCTACGCCCACGGCCGGCTGGACGGCGAACACCCGGAAGAAGCCCTTGCGATCATGGAGCGGTTCTATCATAAGCCTGTGCCGCCTGAACAGCTCCCCGATGCTTACGGCTGCATGGTGGATTTTTACCGTGCCGGTGAGCAGGCCGCAGCAGGCACATCCGATCAGCCCGACAGCACCACCGCAAGCTCGCCCGCTTTCGACTACCAGTGTGATGCCGGTTACATCGTGGCGGCATTCCAGCAGGCCTACGGCATCGACCTGACCCGCGAAAAGGTGCACTGGTTCCGGTTCCGTGCGCTGTTCGCCGCCCTGCCGGAGGAGACCCTCATGGCAAAGATCATGAGCTGGCGCACCATGGACCTGTCCGAGTACGAGGGCAGTATGCGCGACCGCTACGCCGACCTGCAGGAGCGCTTTGCCCTGCCTGCTGAGCTGAGAGGGGGTGCAGCCCGTGTCGTGTCCGTCGAAGAGCATGACGCTGCGTTCCTTGCGCGGTTCCGGCACTAGCCGCGCCCCGGTGCCCTGCCCCTATTGCGGCCGGGCGCTGCCGGTGTGGGCAGAGCCGCACGCCACAGCTGCCGGTGTGTGGGTCAAATGCAAAAATCCCGCCTGTAAGCGGGAGGTAGAGATCAAGTTATAACAGCCTGTGCCCTTGTGCCCGCGCTCTTTTGGAATGGAGAGAGGTGGACACAGTGGCAGATTTCAGCATCACCGGCGAAGTAAGGCTGAACAGCGACCCGGCGGAAAAAAGCACCAGCAAGTGGACGGTAGCCGCCGGTCAGATGATCGCGGACTTTGCAAAACAGGCTTCGTCCAAGCTGGCCGAGGTGGTCAAAAGCGGTGTGGATTACAACGCCACCATGGAAAGCTACCTGACCAACTTCAAGGTCATGCTGGGCAGCGAGGAAGCCGCCGCAACGAAGCTTTCCGAAATTCGCAAAATGGCGGCATCCACGCCTTTCTCGCTGGATGACCTGACCAGCGGCACCCAGACCCTTTTGCAGTTCGGCATTGCGGCAGACGACACCACCGGCGTGCTGCAGCGACTGGGTGATATCTCGCTGGGCAACGCCGAGAAGCTGCAGACCCTGACCCGCGCCTACGGCAAGATGTCCTCGGCACAGAAGGTCACGCTGGAAAACGTCAACATGATGATCGATGCGGGCTTCAACCCGCTGAACCAGATCTGCGATGCCACCGGCGAGAGCATGTCCGACCTGTACAAGCGCATCTCGGATGGCAAGGTCAGCTTCAGCGAGCTGGAAGCAGCGGTGGAAGCCGCCACCAGTCAGGGCGGACAGTTCTACAACGGTATGCTGGAAGCCAGCCAGACCTTCAGCGGGCGCATGTCCACCCTGAAGGATAATGTCAGCGCCCTGACCGGTGAGCTGACCAGCGGCCTGTTTGCGGCTCTGGGTGATTTGGTTGTCAAGCTGAACGAGGTGGTGGTCTCCTTCCTCGACAGCGACGAGAAGATGGCCCAGCTCAAGGAGACCATCGGCATTGCGACTGCTGTTGTGGCCGCTGCCGGAACGGCATTCCTGACATACAAGGGCTATGTGGCTGCCGCTACTGCAATCGAAGTGATCCACACAGCCGCGACCACGGCCATGACCGCTGCCCACAAAGCGGCAGAAGCCGGGGCGACCGGTCTTGCAGTCGCGCAGGCAGGTTTGAACGCGGTTCTCAAGGCGAACCCCATCGGTCTTGTAGTGGCGGCGCTGGCGGCTCTGGCGGCAGGCCTCGTGACGGCCTACAAGACCAGCGAGACCTTCCGCAATGCCGTCAACTCCGCATTTGCGTCTGTGAAAAAGATCGCACAGAACGCCATCGGCACGGTGGTGGACTGGATCAATGAGCTGGTCGCCAAAATCAGGGGCGCGGCGGCTGCACTGGCAAACCTGAAAAACGGTGTCGGTGCGGCACAGGACGCCTACAATGCCGCCTACAACGGCTACATGGACAACTATAACAAGCGCAAGAACGCGAAACAGTGGGACAGCTCCCACAAAGACCTCGAATGGGACGATGACAACGGATGGGTCCCGAAGGGCACAAGCAGCTCCGGCAACGGCAGCAGCCGTGCCGGGAGCCAGACAGCCGCGAACCCCTACCCGGCCATCACCAGCGGAGCCAAGAAGGCCAGCAAGGCCACGAAGCAGGCCGCCGCAGAAGTCGTCAAGTCCATCTCGGACACCACGACCGAAATCGACGGCAAGATCACCCGCACCACCGAAAACATCACCGAAACGCTCTCCAACGGCAAGACCCAGCAAAAGCAGGTCATCACCGAGACTTCCCGGCAGATGGTGGATGGTGTGCTGAAGGACATCAAAACCATCACAGAGGTGGCTGCGGACGGCACCAAGACCGTCAAGCAGACCATGGAGACGGTGCGGGAGACCGCCAAGACGGTCACCTCCACCTTCGAGACTCTGGCAGACGGGGTCAAGACCACCACCCAGACCGTCACCGAGACCCTGACCGACGGCACCGAGACCCAGAAGCAGGTCATCACCGAGGTCTACGACGACATCGTGGACGGTGCCCTCGTGACCATCGAGCGGGTCAAGACCATCGCGGCCGACGGCACCGTGCAGGTGGCCGAGCAGATCAAAAAATCCAGCGCAGACACCTTCGACGGCCTGTGGAAGGAGATCCAGACCGAAGCAGATACCGGCGTGCTTGGCACCTTCGATGACCTGTACACCGCCGTCAAGAATCAGGACTGGCTAAGCATCGGCAAGTGGGTGGCAAACACCATCTACGGCGGTCTGACTGCCAACCAGAAGAAGCAGGTGAAGTCCTTCGCCCTTGGCATCGTGACTAAGCTCAACGAAGCGCTGGGCGGTGCCCGCGATCAGCTGGTGCAGGGAGCTATCGACCTTGGCGGGCAGATCGTGAACGGCCTGACCGGCGGCTTCTCTGAGGTCTGGCAGCAGGCGCAGGGCCTTGGTTCCACCCTGATAGAAATCTTCGGCGGGCTGAAAACACCGCTGAGCAATGCGGCCCTTGCCATCAGTCAGGGCATGAAAGGCGGCCTGATCTCTGCATTCCCGGAGATTCTTGCTTCGTTGGGCGGCCTGATCGGGTCTATCGGCGGCGCGTTCGTAGCAATGCTGGATGCCATCGCTGCGGCGCTGTTTCCTACCGGCTTTGGCACTCCGCAGGCTCTGCTGATGATCGCAGCGGGCGTAGCCCTTGCTGCCGTCATCGCGGGCATCGTTGCCTCGATCGGCGGCTCTTTCAGTAAGAAAGGTTCGTCCGGGCGCGGCAGCTCTTCCGGCGGGTCCTCCGGCTCCGGCAGCATGGGCAGCGTGGATATCACCACCGGCACCGGCAGTCTGGAAGATGCCATCAACGCCAACACCAAGGCGCTGGAAAAGACAAACTCTGCCCTTGCCGATATGATCCGGCAGGCGGGGGCGCTGGTGCTTTCCGACAACATGCGTCTGGGCAGCACCGTGGCTGCATCCGGCACCGCACAGGTGGTGTCTGCTGCCAACAGCTACCACCGGGAGGGCGACACCAACATCACCCAGAACTTCTACAACGGCCACGACACCGCAGCCGCACAGCAGCGGGAAGCCCGCTGGGAAGCTGACAAGGCCAAGGCCCGCAAACGATGAAAGGAGGACACTATGCTCTTTAAAGATCATCTCAAGATCGTGACAGATGCCGGTGCCGTCCTGCATCTGGGCTGGGACTACGATGCCCCCTACTTTCTCGACCCGCTGAACGGCATCGACGTGGACTTGAAAACCGCGCAGGGTGTCAATCAGGTGGGCGACACGGTGGAGGGGCAGAGCGTCTCCGGCGTGTCCCGCACCCTGTCGGTCGTGTTCTGGGGCAGGGATGCGTTGACCCGTGCAAGAGCTTTTACCAAAAAGCTGCCCTACTTCACCAAGGGTACCCTGTACTTTGGCGACCACTACTTCACCCGCTTCGTGCTGCAAAAACTGCCTTATTTTTCCAGCTACACGCCGGACCCGCGCTGTGAGCTGATGCTCTACAGCGAGAAACCCTATTGGTACGATCTGAACGCCGTCAGCAGCGTGCTGGGCGGGTACGAGCCCGCCTTCCGCTTTCCTGTCTGCTACGACAGCCACATCTACGGCATCAAGCGGGACGGCACGGCGGCAGTGCTGCGCAACGAGGGCAGCTTGCCGGTGCCCTTCACGGCCACCCTGCGGTGCGACATGCCGGTGACGCATCCCAAGGTGGTGGATCTGCAGACCGGGGCCTTCATCGGCTTTGACCTGACCCTGCAGCCGGACGAGACGCTGGAGATCTACCGCAGCACATCCGACCGGCTGGCCTGCACCCTGACCCGGGCAGGCGTGACCGAGAACATCTTCTCCAAGCTGGACGAGGACAGCACCCTCACCGAGCTGCAGCCCGGCGATAACGTGTTCTCCATGCAGGCCGAGAACGGCGCGGGCTACCTGCAGGCATCCGTCAGCTTTTACCCGATGGAGGCGGGCATCCTGCCCGAACCGCTATGAGAATAGACGTTTTGGACGCAGACACCCTTGCCCGCGTGGGCTGGGTAAAAGTATGGCACTCCCTCTACTGGGACAGCCCCTATTACTCCGAGGGCAGTTTTACCCTTGAGGTGCGGCCCACCGCCGAGAATCTGCAGCTTTTGCAGGAAGGGCGCTGGCTGGTGCGCAGCGACGAGAACCCCCGCATCCCCATGCGCATCTGCTCCCGCACCAACCAGAACGAGGACGCAAACCTTGTGGTGTCCGGCTACCCGGCCACGTGGCTGCTGACCAAGCGGGTGTCTGCGGTGAGCATCAAGAACCAGAACGCCGAAGCCGCCATGCGCAGCCTTGTGAGTGCCGCAAAGCCGTGGCCCCGCCTTGCGCTGGGCACCGGGTACGGCTTTGACACGGTCTTTGAAAAGCAGACCTCCGGCGGCAGTATTTTCGACTACTGCCAGACCATCGGGCAGGCCTGTGATCTGGGGTTCCGCATCGTGCTGGACGGCAAGGGCAGCAAGAAAAAGCTGCTCTTCGAGTGCTTCCGGCCTACCTTCGACCCAAACCGCCGCTACAGCCCCCGGTGGGGCAACCTGCTGAATGCCGGGTGGAGCTTTGCCGACACCGACTACGCCAACATCGCCCTTGTGCAGGGCGCTGGCGAAGGTGACGAGCGCGCCACCGTCTGGGTGGGCGATGTGAACGCTACCGGCTCCGACCGGCGGGAAATGTACGTCGATGCCCGTGACGTGCAGCCGGAGGACGGCGAGACCAGCACCAGCCAGAGCTATCTGGAAAAGCTGGCTGACCGGGGCGGCGAAAAGCTGCTGGCCCAGCTGCGCACCGGGTCCATCGAGTTTGACGTGGACGACGACACCCTGCAGGTGGGCGACGTGTTGAGCGCCAGCCTGCCCCAGCTGGGCTACACTGCCATGGTGCGGGTAGCCGACATCATCACCCAGAGCGAGGACAGCGGCACAACCCGCACCATCCGGCTGGGCACACCCACATGGCACAAGACCTGAAAGGAGGACTTTATGGCTGATATCATTACTTACCCCGAAAACGGCATCACCTACGATGCCGACGACGCTTCGGGTTACCTCGCCACCCGCCTGAGCGGCGTATACAGCGCCGAGGAGGATTTTGCCGTCACGGCACAGGGCGGCCTGAGCGTACAGGTGAGCGCCGGTCAGGCATGGGTGCGCCCGGCGCGGTTCAAGGGCCGCAGCATCATCATGGAGCAGCCCACCACCGTGGTGCTCACCGAAGCGGACCCTGTACGCAGCCGCATTGACCGTGTGGTTCTGCGCTACGATGCCGCCGCCAAAAAGACCCGCCTGCAGGTGCTGGAAGGTGTCCCGAATTCTGCCGGGCCTGCTGCCCCGGCCATCACCCGCACCGAGCTGATCTACGACCTCTGCCTTGCCGAGATCAAGCGCCCTGCAGGCTCCACCGCCGTTACCGCCGCCGACATCTACGACACGCGCGCAGATGAGACCGTCTGCGGCGTGATGCGGGATGGTGTGCATGGCATCCCCACCGGCACGCTGGTGCAGCAGTGGAAGGCCGTGATCGAATCCATGAGGGGTGGCAGCTTTTACACCCGTGCCGAGGTGGATGCGCTGTTGAAAAGCTTGAAAAGCGTGGATCCTTTTCCCGTGGGCAGCATCTACCAGAGCACCGCACGTACAAGCCCTGCCGCACTGTTCGGCGGTACATGGCAGGAGATTGCGCAGAACCGGGTACTGATGGGTGCTGGCAGCGGCCACGCAGCG